AGGCGACTGCTGAGGTAAACAAAGAAAGCGTCGGTGTAAGCTCGGTTGTGGATGCTGTTGGCGCGGGTATCGGCGAGTTGAGGGGGGATGGGATGAGTTGACACTGGTAGCACCAAAGATTGTTCAGCTGTGTCATTGGCATTAACTAGGTAGTCAAGTGCATCCACTAAAGGACAGAATTTGACGTGGACAGGCACGGAGGTGGTGGCCGATCCGTCATGTTCTTCACTGACATCGACCTCGGCTGTGTCTTCAGTGACGAATCGGACGATGTGATGTGCGGGGGCGATGGTGACGATATTTCGGTTGTCGTTGTCGAGGTTGAAGAAACGTTCATGATGAGGAGCGTACAGTTGACAGTTGGTAACGCCAAAATAACGTTCGGCTGATCCAAAGAGGTTGTTCCTCCAGGTCTCGGAGAGTTGCATTGGAGCAAAGTCAAGCATAGGGTGCTGTTGATTGAGGTGGACAAATGAGCTAGGGTTAGCGACCGCATTCTAAGGGTTGCGCTCAGAAACTGTATTTACAAAACTAAAATGATAGTAGATGTCAATCGAACTGAAGCAATTTGATATGCGATGGATCAACTTCTTACCGACCGAAAACAAGGGTCCGGTCATTGTTCTGATTGGGCGTCGGGACACTGGAAAGTCGTTTCTAGTTAAGGACCTACTATATTATCATCAGGATATCCCAGTGGGGACGGTTATATCAGGAACCGAAGCTGGCAACCACTTCTATGAGAACATGGTGCCGCCTCGGTTCATTCACGACGAGTACGACGTGTCAGTCATCCAGCAGCTCATGCTTCGACAACGTCAGGTGCTCGAGCAGATGCGAGACGAACAAAAGGCGTCGGGTCGTGCCTCCGACTTTGATCCCCGCGCTTTTCTAATCATGGATGATTGTCTGTACGACGATTCGTGGGCCCGCGACAAGTTGGTACGGATGATGTTCATGAATGGGCGCCATTGGAAACTGATGGTAGTCATCACCATGCAGTACCCTCTGGGCATCCCACCCAATCTGCGGACCAATGTAGATTATGTTTTCATCTTACGTGAAACCTACATGAGCAACAAGAGGCGGATCTACGAAAACTATGCTGGTATGTTCCCAACATTTGATTCGTTCGTACAGGTGATGGATCAATGCACTGAAAATTACGAGTGTCTTGTCATTAACAACAACGTCAAGTCAAACAAGCTGACAGATCAAGTATTTTGGTACAAGGCCGAACCGCATGCGGACTACCGACTAGGGAGCCGAGATTACTGGCAAATAGGCAGTCTGCCCGAGGCCGATAAGGAAGATGACCTTAGCGAAATCGGGGGACGTACATCTACAAAGCCAAAGATTACAGTTCGCAAGTCTACTTGGTGAGAAGGCTGTCGCCCCACATCCCCCAGAACCTATAGCAGACAACCAACAATTATGCAAGAGGGGGAGGTGAGTCGGTATGCAAACATTGAATAATAATCCAATCAACCCTATCCATCACTTCTCCCTCTTGCAAATACCCAAGGCCTACTGGACCTAAACAGACGGGGACATAGGGAGGCGAATTGGAAATGGACTATAGAAGGTGCCGATCTCAATGACCTCTTATACCACTTCGGGCTTGTCACTTGCGACCCCGGCATCCGCCGCCAACAGCTGCGCCACATCCACACGACCGATACCATCCTTGGGCACCCCCTCCTTTGCCTGTCCGTCCTCACCCGTCAGCTCCCCCTTGAGCCCCGAGTAGGTCTGAATGACCTCTTCCTGGAACATCGTGTTAGCACCCACCAACTGCCCGTCCTCCTCTAGGCGCTGCGTCAGCTTGTTGCCCGTTGCCTCGGCCTTTTGCATGTTTGCCTCGATCGCCTTCTTCTTGGCCATCGCTACCCGCTGCTCAAAGTGCTCCTTTGCCTCTTCCTCGTTCTTCAGCTTTTCATGCATCAGCGTGTTGAGTTCTTGTTCGAGGTGCTCTACCTTGCCCGTCTTGTAAGCATCGGGATGATACGGCATCCACTTCCCCACCTCACCCACATAGACGCTGTGATGCGGATCACGCTTTCGGATCCACTCCGCCCGCTTCTGCGCCTCCTCAAGGGTCTCAAATGACCCTCGTACCTTTAGCCCCCGAACCGACGTCTGAAAGTTGTGCGCCTTGTTGAACTCCTGCTGGAGCTTGTCCTCATTCTGCTCCACAAAGGTCTTAAAGTGGCCAGCGCACGAAGCACCCTCCAGCTTTTCCTTCTCTTGCTCCCGGAATTCGGCCAAGTCGGTTACCAGTTCGTTGAAGGCAAGGTCATACTTGTAAGAAAGGTACTGGACGAACCGAATGTAGATGTCAGCGGTCCGCTCCCACTCGTACTGATCAATGAACTTCTCGAACTTGTACTGATCAAAAGCCTTGATGATCTTCTCGGGGGACACGAACGAAAGGCAACAAAACTTCTGTCCCGGAATAACCTTGTCTTCGTCAAGCAGATCGACGTGGACTGGTTCAGAAGCACTCTTGTTGTCATTCGGGGTAGCCATTCGTACGTCTGGTAGCGACTAGACTTCTAAGTCCTTAACGCATCGGGGGTGAGTCGCTTCGCTCCCTCCCCCGAACCCCCATACCCCGCTCCCCCGTTTCCCCGAACCTCCGTCTTTCCCTTGGCCTCATGCTTCGGACAACATTTTCTGTGCAAGTAGCAAGATGATCTCGATCGGAGAAGTCCTGGGGCGTGCCGCCAAGTACCTTGTCGAGGGTATTGTTGTAGCGATCGCTGCGTTCGTGATCCCAGCCAAGTCCATGCGCATCGATGAGGTCGCCCTCATCGCGCTGACGGCTGCTGCCACCTTCGCCGTTCTCGATGTCTACTCGCCAGGTGGTTATGGTGATGCTGCTCGAACTGCCGCTGGGTTCGGTATCGGCGCCAACCTCGTTGGCTTCCCCCGCTCCGCTTGAGAGGACTTGCAGCCCTCTTCAGACCCCAGTACATAATTCTAGGCACTGGCCGATCTCGTCTAGGGTGTCGGCACAAATGCCCATCCCAAATCATTGCAAATCTTCTTCCACACCACGTCTTGCTCTGCCGTTCGTGCTGGGTCCTTAAGCATGATGATGTCCTTGAGGTATTTCCGTTCCCCAAGGAGTTCAAACAGCTTGTACAGCACATAGCAATAGTGCAAAAAGTTGACCCGATCCTCTGGGCAATGAATCGCATAACGCTTCTCTACGATGCTGAAGAGACTGAAGAGTTGTTGCTCTAGGCTTGGAGGAACCACTGGCGGGGACACCCCTAGTTTGTTCCAGATGAAGGCAATATGTTCGTAATAGCGGTTAAAGCCCAGCTTTTTGAGCATATCCTTCCGCTCAACGACACTTAGATCGATAGCCCTACGCCGTTCTTTTTTGAGCTGGACCCGGATCCGAGCATATACCTCATCGGGAATGTTTGTCGATTCCTTTCCCTGGAACTGTGCAACGATTTCACGAAAGTGATTGATACGTTGGTACGAGTAGAAGGTGACTTCTTTGGGCGGTTCCTTGTAGGTTAGCCGATCGTTTTCAGACATGAAGGGTTTGGACAGCCCACATGCTCGACAAGTCCGCATGCCTTCAGCTTCTATCGGCACCATTTCCCCGCCACACTGACACCTAAACTCGCAACTAACTGTCATTTCGGCCATCACGTCTTCCACTTCGGTAGTGGCGCGGTATCGTTCTGCGGCGCCTTCGTTCTGGACCGCGCCATGCCTACGCCCGAAGAAAAATGCATCGATCTTAGCCGAATTTTCGGCGGTGGGCTCGGTTCTGTCCTTTTGGCGTTGCTCAAAGTATTCGAATAGTTCACGAGAGTTGTCGAGGTAATATTCTTGGCGGGCCTTGCGGGTTTTTCGGATTTGTCGTTCGAGCTGGGCGATTCGTCCGAGAACCGAGGCGGCATCAAGGGCGGTAGCGTTTGTCGTTGGTGCTTCAAGCGATGCCTTCAGTTGCTCCAGTTCACTCTCCCATTCGTCAAGGCTTTGTTCATTTCGTTTAATCATAGCGATCCTCTCTTGGTGTTTTCGATCGAGCGTTCGGCGGCTTGGTCTAGGCTGTGGAATGGTGCGAGTGGATCGTTGCCTCCACATAAGGGAGGTCTGTGCAATTGCCTTAGATTAGTTTTGGACGATTTGGCTTGGATTTTTTTCTGTGCAAGGATTAAGCGATGGGAGGAGGATTGATGCAGCTCGTGGCCTACGGCCCGCAGGACGTCTACCTCACGGGTAACCCCGAGATCACTTTCTGGAAGGTCACGTACCGGCGCCACACGAACTTCGCTGTGGAGTCGATCGAGCAGACGTTCAACGGCCAGGCCGACTTCGGTCGCCGGGTTCAGTGCGTCATCTCGCGCAACGGTGATCTCGCGTACCGGGCGTACCTCCAGGTGACGCTCCCGATGGTTGACTGCTCCATCTCGGGCACGCTCTCGGGCGGTTCCGACGGCACTGACTCTAACGATCTTGCGACGGCCCGCTGGCTCAACTATCCTGGTGAGCAGCTCATCTCGCAGGTCGAGGTCGAGATCGGTGGCCAGCGCATTGATCGCCAGTATGGTGACTCGATGCACATCTGGAACCAGCTGACGCTCTCGGACGCCAAGCGCCGTGGCTACGACAAGATGGTGGGTCAGACCACCCAGCTCACCTTCCTGGCGAATGGCCGCCGGAAGGACGCCCCGGACACCCCTTGCTCGGCCGGCACTGTGTCGCCGCAGGAGTGCGAGATCCGCAACGCGCTTCCGCAGACCACCCTGTACGTTCCGCTCCAGTTCTGGTTCTGCAACAACCCGGGTCTCGCGATCCCGCTCATTGCTCTTCAGTACCACGAGGTCAAGATCAACCTTGAGTTCAACCTGCTCGAGCAGTGCCTGTGGGCCGTCAAGGCCAACGCCATCACGGGTCAGCCCAAGTGGCCGGGGTCGTCGGCTTCGGCCACCAACATGCAGCAGACCTACTTCTACAACACCCTCTCGCTCGTGTCAGCCTCGATCTACGTGGACTACGTGTTCCTCGACACCGACGAGCGTCGCAAGATGGCTCAGTCGCCGCACGAGTACCTCATCACTCAGCTCCAGTTCACGGGTGACGAGTCGATTGGCTCGACCTCGAACAAGATCAAGCTCAACTTCAACCACCCGGTGAAGGAGCTGATCTGGGTTGTCCAGCCGGACGCCAACGTTGACTACTGCGGCTCGTTCATCGCGGACAACACCGACTACGCTTGCACTTCGGGCCAGTGCGGCTCGTGCTCTTCGTGCGGCGCTTCGGGTCTGTACGCCGTGTTCGGTGCCCAGCCATTCAACTACACCGATGCGATCGACGTGCTCCCGCGCGCCTCGTTCGCCTACACTAACCCACAGAACGACAGCACTGAGCTGATCCACGACTGGGCGCTCTCTGAGTGCGACTCGCTCCAGACGCTGGCTGCCCCGTGGTCGCTCCAGATCGAGCCGACGGCGCTGTCGAGCTGCATCTTCACGAACGCTACTGAGCAGCTGCCGGCGGCTAACTGTGATGACGTCCCGATTGAGAATGTTACGAATGCCGGCAGTTACCAGACTTTCTTCAGCGGCTCCACGAGCAATCTGGTCCCGGCGCCAGTCGGTATCAAGGATGGTACTCCATCGGCTAACCGCGCTCTCCAGTCGTCCGTCTCGATGGCCGGCTCGGTCGTCCTCACCAAGGCTGCCCTGGGCATGCACTGCTGGGGTCAGAACCCGGTTGTCACCGCCAAGCTCCAGCTCAACGGCCAGGATCGCTTCTCGGAGCGTC